CCGGAATCGAGGGTAACATCCCATTCACCCCTACACTCAAGATCAGTGCCGGGGTTGGGGTCCGAGAGAGCCACTCCAGTGAAGCCTCTGTGAGAGACTGGCATTACTGTCATCTCCATGAGAGAGCTCCCCAGGGTGCTGTCGCTTACGAGGGTCGTGCAGAGTTCGTACGTCGAGGCAGTCGCAGACTTGCGAAAGGGCGCCATAGCGAACAACTTAAGGTCTTCAAAATTACCATTAAGTGCCGCCTTGAGACGAAAACGCCCCCCGAGCAAACACCGCATGACCGAACCGGTACTAGCGTTGTTCTGGAAGACATTCCCTCCGTAAGTCAGACTCAGAGCCGGGATGGAAGCGTTCAGTCTCTGGAAGAGAGGAGCGCCTTGTTCAGAGGTTGCTGATAGGATAACACTGCCAAAGGGGTCGAAACAATTGACCGCGGCATTAGCATTGCCACTATTGGAAGTCGGCGAGTAGATGATCCTCCAAACGGGTTGAACTGGGTCGTACGTGATGTTCGGCACAGTTGTAGACGTTGAAGACTGGGGATTGAAAAACCTCACAGTATAATACACCTCGATGAAACCAAGCTTAGCTAACTCAGTGCAACCGTTGGTCGCAAAGAATACCTTACCTGCATCGTAACTCGGATACCCGACTACAGCTCCCTTCCTAGTGAGGCGAGCGCCGCGGGCGAGATTGGAAACGTCAAAACTTAGATCCTTATGGACAGTGCCCATGACGGATTTCATATTTCTCAGCTCTTGCAAACTCCCGGGCACAGAACCAACCGGGTTCGGCTCGTAGCCAAATGCAACAAGTCCAGGTTCCAAGGTGGAACAGGAAGACCGATACACAAATTTCAGATGCTTTATCTCATAGTTGTCAAAATTGTTTCCAATCTGCGGCAACCACTGCCCCAGCGGCGAACCGTTAGAGTAGATTGAGATACCAGGCTGAACAGCCCATTGGCTAAAAACGCCAAACGAGGAGGTCCCCGTGACATTGATGCCGTAAGTTTCTGAGTGAGTGACGATCGTCCCCGTCTTATCCGAGTGGGTCGAAGGGTTGCGATTACCTGCTTGAAAATTCACCGAAATGGGGTTTCCCATCGAGATCTTCTGAGGCTTGCGCTTCTTCTTCTTGCCGCCGGCCTTGACTGGCTCGAGCACTACCATTGTAGCCTTTGTTTTAGAGGTGGCTACCCCCCTGTTCGCTGACTTCGTCATGCCCGGCCACGGCCCCGAGCAACAATCTTCTGCCGCTAACAAAATCAACGAAACGCTGCGCGAGCAACCGGTCGGGATGGTGTTGAACCTCCTTCAACCAGTTAAGGTCGGTGCCGCTGTCGATGAGCTTGGACCTGGACGCCTCAAAGAGCATCCGTTCCCACTCACTCAACCAGCATTTCCATTGGCCGTCGACATCCTTTTCAAAAGAATGTGAGCAAAAGACAAGTCTTTCCTTCGACATCTGTTCCACGTCTCTGACCGGAACACCAATCGCAGCGTAGGCCGCAATCAATTGCTCCTTACAAAGCCGAGTCCACTCATGGCAGTCGTCACCCGCAGTGTTAGCCACGGAGCCGACGCAAAAAGCCACTCCCTTCCTTCCAATCCCGTTAGAGGTGGTAGTCAGGAGGTTGCCAGAGCGCTGGACCTTCTTGTCTAGGAAAACCAACAACTTGCCACCGTCAGTAATGGCAACGTTTGTCAGAAGCGAAAGCTTCCACCAATCAAAGGCCCTGTTGAACAGCTTTTCATCGCCGCTCTTCATGGTCCTCGCCATGGGGATGCGAGTAAGCTCAGCCACGGGTTCAGAAAAATTCTTCTCCCAGCCTGCTACGTCTGACGCGACTGGCGGGCGTTCAAATGCCTCGTTAAAGACATCAAACTGCACGCCTATCTTATGTGCATGCTCGTCGGAAAAACCGATTCCCTTCTTTGTGGGAAGGAAAGGGTAGGCGGCGCCTTCCTGCTCTGCGAAATCTCCAAAGAAGAT